GTTATTCGGATAGCGAATCGAAGCCCTGACCGGATACGCAGACTGGCTAGCGTCAAGCCATACCCTCAGCGTCACTGTGTCGCCAGCAGAAATAACCCCATCACTAAATAAATTGGCGTTGTCTGGATGCAGAGAGCTGGCATTTGTGACTCCCCAACCTGATATTGAAACTTGTTTAAGCTGATCGCTCGTGCCTTTAAGCAAATTCCAAGCAAAATTGTCACCCTGCTCTCCCTTAACCCCAATCAAAGCCGGAGCTGTGTTTGTTACGCTGCTATCTGTGTATGTTATTTTTTCGTAATTCCACAAAAACCGTTTAGCGTCAGTAAATGAGGGCGGTGTTGTAGTCCAACCACTTGTCGAGTGGGTAACGCCTGTCGCTTGGTTACTGATTAAGTAGTATTCCTGTACGCTCTGTATCCCAACTCCATCGTCACCTACCGTGCCTATAATCACTGGTTGGTCAGTATGTGTAGCACCTGTGGTGTATGTGGTTACGGAATAATTCCACAAATACGGTTTAGCCTTAGTTATCGTTTGAGGTGTTTCTGTCCAACCCGAAGTGCTTGTCGTCACTCCAGTATTTTGAGCGCTTGCAAGGTAGTATTCCTTGATTGATTGTACGCCCCTGCCATCATCACCCTTATCACCCTTTTCGCCAATTGCACGATAAGATGTCTTTGTGCCGTTTAAGTACCAAAAACCGTCACTGCCAATCGTATAGTTCGCACCATCTTGACCGATTGCTTTAGTGCTTGTCTTTACGCCGTCTGCGTACCAGTAACCGTCAGAGCCAATTGTGTAGAGTGTGCCGTCTTGACCTGGTTCGCCTACCAGACTTGCAAGCCATTCTTCTTGTGTACCAACAAAACCACTTGCGACTGCTACTTCATAGGCGGATTGTCCGGGGGTGAGTTCGATGTTCTCGATGTCGGTGTGGATTTGACCAAGTTCATCATCCAGCGTCGTCTCAGAGCTTAACTCAATTAAACTTGTATTAATCTTCCCGGCAAACATAGTGTCCGCTATATATCCATCCGGTGTCTCAATTGTCCGCCAATCCCAAGTACCGTCTGGTTTTTTGCTGTTTGCCTTGTATGAATATCCCGCTGCTTCCCATGTGACAGTAGTCGGATTTTCATCAATCGGCTTGTTAAATCTGTAAGTTCCCGGAGCTAATCCATAAGGATTATCGCTCTTAATTTGATATTCAAAAGCGTCTTGATTGTGTCCGGCGTTAATTGCAATCTCTCTTACCGTGTCGATTAATTTATGTGATTCTCGTTCAGATTCCTGTATTTTCCGATTAACCAATTCTTCAAATTTTGCTGTCATGGACGGCTCAATTTGACCGAGTTTTACTTTTTCGTATTTTCCGGTTAAAACGTTTCGAGAATATTCAATTACTCTGGCTTTTGTGGCGAAATTGTCTTTTGTATGATGAACTTCGACCAAGTCTCCACCTTGCACTTCCTGCAATATTTCAAGATTTTTATATTCTTCGGTATTCGCCAAAAGTGCAAAATCGACCTCATAGCTCATGGTTGGCTTATCGATGTTATTTTTAGAAAATTCTTCTGCCGCCAATTGCCTTAATGCTACATAAGCATCTTCTAGCGGGATAGCATCTTCATCGTCTGCGTATTCGCCGATTGCCGCCTTAATGTCTCCATATACGATTTTTTTGATTTTAGGTCTGTTTGGATCAATTAAAGGACTGTCAACATATTTTTCAGGCAATAATAATCCGTCAAAACCTATCGGCATAATTTTTGTAATTACTGCACTAACGTTTTGTTTTGCTGAATATCCAATTAAATCTTTGGCATATTCGATTTTGACTCCACGATCCAAACCAACCGATTTTGCCATCTTGAAATTATTATAATTTCTATCGATCTCCCCGCCCCATCGAGAAATAAAAGAATTATCAATCGAATCGTCAATTACCGCCTGTAATCCTCCGAGTCTTACCATTCTAGCTGATGCAACGGTTGTAATATTGGAATCAAAAACAAAAGGGTGATTCCCAACTAAGTTGTTTCCGATATGGATCATAGCTTCGAGGCCTGTTTTATTGACGATATTAATATCTTCGATAAAATTATCAATCAAATCATAGGATTTATGCTCCGCATAAACTTCGAGATATCCCATGCTTTTTTTGGTTTCTTTAATCCTAAAAACATCCGCATATTCATCAAGCAAAACTTCAACTTGCATTTCTGCTTTAATTTCTTGCCCTAAAAAAACGTGCAAAGGATACTTAAAAGACAAAATGTATTCACCGTTCAGTACCCACCGGACGATAGGATTGATGATATATGCATCTAAAGCACCCAATCCATTAGTTGTATAATTATTTTCTTGTTTTGTATGCAAAAGAATCATACATACCTCCAACGTCCGTTTATCTCTAGTTTCGTGATTCCGCCGCTGTACGAGACTGTGTTACTGCCTACATTAAGCGGCGGGATAATCCCTCTGATGTTGTCATTCCTGTTTGATGCATAAGTTAAGATGTCGCCCTCATAAGCGTTTTTAAGTTCTGCATCCAAAGTGATTGTTCCGGATAGGTTAATAACCTCAATCGTCGTATCATTTATTACTAATTCTCCGGAGCTTCCACCGGAACCGTAAATCTTATAAAGCGGAGCACTCTCAATCGTTCCGGGGTTAACAATCGTTCCCGGATTTGTCATTTCAACAAAATTAACGCCTAATTGATATTGAAAAGGGTCACAAACATGATCTACAACAAAAACCCCATCTTCCGCAAATTCGTTTTCTATTTCCAAAATATTGATTTTTTTGATTTTATAAAAAATATCATCGTCCGAAAATTGCAAAAATCGCTTATTTTGCAAAAAGCCCTTGATTGTTCTAATCAAGGGCTTAATTTCTGCGTTCAGAATGTAATATTTAATCGGGATCAAAATATCGTCGTAAGCGTCAACCTCTGCTAATGACCCATGTCTACCCGGGATTTCAATGCTATTTGTTCTGAGTTTAGGTGTCGGGATCCGGGGACGTTCAACAGCGGTTACGCCTTTTGCTAAAATGCTTTCATTATCATATAAAACATCTAATCTGCTCATGCTCTCCCCCTCCCTCGATTGACTGAGGCACCTATACTGCCTAATTCACGATCCAAATCCCTAGCAAGATTTCTCACATCATAAGAGTCCGCAATTTGAGTGTTGATAGTGATATATGCAATCCCTCTTTGTTCCGGCGACGAATTAATATTGTTTTCAATACTTAACTGTCCAGACTTTCCGCTCCGGTCAAAGCCATCCTGGTATGATTTAGCTAAATCCGAACCTGCGTCATATAATTCTTTTTCAGCTTCTTTTAATCGCTTTAAGTGCCCTGCAACAAGCAGTCCAGATTGATCATAAGCAGCCTTTGACGGTGATCGCATTTTACTTCGATCACTAAAACCGCTAAATCCGCTGTGCGCTAATTCCCATGTTGCGTTATACATGGCTTTCTTTTGCGACAATATCCCTTGGATCGCACCATACGCCCATTGAGTTCCCATGTGCCAGATTTCAGGTAAAGTAATGCTGAATCCGGAAACACCCTGCTGACCCATACCCTGAGCAGCACTCTTAATTGAGGGAGCTTCTCGCATTATTTCAATTGCTACGTCTTTGGGTATTTTTTGACCTAATAGTTTTGTATTTCGCCCGGCTTCTTCCCATTCTATGACCATACGCTTAGTTAGGTCTTTGGTTGCCGCTTGGACTTTTGCGTCTTTTTCAATTAAAGTTGAAATTGTGTCTAAATCGCTGCTAAAATTCTCCGGCATCTTGTCAAATTCATCTGCGGCCATATCTACGCTTAATTGAGATTTCTCTTTCCATAAGTTTGCAAATTCAGTCAATTGTGTATCATTCATTGCATTAAGTTCCGCCATGAGCGGTGCATATTTCGGTCCGAGTTTTGACAATTCGTAATAAACGTCATTTGGCACTCTGCCCGCAATTCCTTGGATGTTCTCTCGCCAATAAGTAAAGTCCGCTATTTGTTTTGTTAAGTTTGCTTGTACTTGTGCGACTGTTAATTCAGATCGCTCAATTCCTTCCGCTTCGATACTTCCCATTGATGCTTGATGCTCTCTGGCTCGGGATTCAATCTTGCCGAGATTTGTGTTGTACGTATCAGAGATATATTCTTCTAATTCCTTAACATTTTCCGCAAATGTTGCAATCGCTGTTTCTCTCTCTGCTACTGCGTCTAGTGTCGCTTGAGTAACCGCTTCCGTGTCTTCAATTTGACTTTCGGTTGATTCTTCGCTCGCTTCGCTGATTTCGTTAAATTTTTCAGCGACTTGGTTTGAATAACTATCAAACTGTTTTTCTGCGTCATCATATATGTCTTTTTGTTCGTCTAGTAATATCCCCTGCTCTTTGAGATATTTCTCGACCGCACCAATCATAACGTCATGCGTTCCGTTGTGTTTTATTCCGGTTTCTTCGACAACTTTTGCTAAGTCTTCGTAAGCGCCTTTTAGTTCCGGAAATTCCTCAAGGATAGTGTCAAACGACATCCCTTGATTAACAGCGTCCCAATATTTTTGACTTTCTGTGACTTTATCTAGTTTCCCTTTATATGTTTCAAGCGCTCTGTTAACCGGCTCTAACTGCGACTTAATCTTGTCTCGTTCATTGCCGGCCTTGGCCATCATTGCGACATATTCACCTGCCGCTTCGGTCAATGCCTTGATAATCATCTGGTCTTTCATGGCAGCAGTAACTTTTTTGATGTCGTCTTCTGTCATGCTCAGCGTGTCATTTACGCTGTCATAAGCCAAACTCAAATCCGGTACTAGCTCATTGAGTTTCTGCACCATCTGCTTCATTTGCATTTTTTCAGCATTAGTTTTATTTTCGACTTTTGCTAATTCAAAGAGTTTCCCGGTCTGGTATTCAGCAGCGGCAGCTTGAACCATTGCATCATCTTTTGATTTCTCAAAAGTAGTGCCGATTTGGTCAAATTCTTCCCGCATTGCTCTGGCTTTTTCACTCGCTTGCTCAGAGTGCGTAATCAAAGCGTAAATCACGCCAGCTAATGCTCCGACACCCGCAATTATCCCGACCGGACCGGTTAATATTGAGCCAAATGCACTGAGTCCTGTTGACATGCCGGCTGCGCTTGTCGCTGCAGTTCCGGCAGCAGCTCCTAGTCCGCTAATAGCTGTTGTAGCAGCTTCCACCGCTGATTTCTCGGCTAGTTTTTTCATTAAGTTGCCGATACCGGATGATAGTTTGCCTACCACGGTAGACACCGACCCAAATATCTTTAAGGTCGGCCCGGCTGCAGCAGCAATCCCGAGCATATATAATATTGTTTTTTGCGTCTGAGGATTCAAATCATTAAACTTACCGATTAAATCAGAAACACCCTCAGCTAATTTCAACACGTGCGGCAATAATTGCTTGCCGATAGTAATTGCGGTTTCTTGTAATTTGTTCTTTTGGATTTCAAATTGTGATTCAGCACTCGAATACTTCAAAGCTGCTTCTTCAACCAAGGCAGTGTTTGCGTCCCAAGCGTCGTTTGACATCTTGAGCGTATCGTTCAATAAGTCGCCCGCTCCGGATGTTCTTCTCAAAGCGTCAGCCATCCGGACTTCTTTTATTTCTAAATCTTCTAAAATTTGAGATGTTGATTTGCCATGTCTTTCAGCATCACCTAAACCGCTAACAAATAATTTCAGTGCATTTGCCGCATCTTGTTCAAACGCCTTTTTAAATTCGTCTGCGGTCATGCCTGCTACTGCAGCAAGCATATCAAGGTCATCGCTTCCGGTTTCTACTGCTAATTGCAGTCTGGTAATAACTTTCGAGAAAGCAGTACCGCCCGCCTGTGCTTCAATCCCGAGCGATGATAACGCCGCCGAGATACCTAAAATATCAGCTTCGCTCATTCCCGCTTGAGCACCTGCAGCCGCTAGTCTCATAGACATTTGCAAGATGTCATTTTCGGTTGTCGCCGTATTGTTACCGAGCTGAACAATTGACGAACCAAAGCGGTCAAAATCCTTTTGACTCATTTGCGTAATGTTCGCAAACTTGGCCATTGCAGCGGCACCTTCTTCGCCCGCTATGTTTGTCGCATTTCCCATGTCAATAACAACACGAGTAAAATCAACTAAATGCTCTTTTTCGATTCCGAGCTGTCCCGCTACTTCCGCAACATTCGCAATCTCAACCGCTGTTGATGGAATTTCTTTTGACATGTTGATAAACTGCTGTTCCATTGCAGCCAGTTCTTCACCTGTCATGTCAGTTGTCTTTTGGACTCCGATCATAGCAGCGTTCATGTCTGTTGCAGCTTTTACGGCATAAGCAGCACCGGCCATTAGTGGAGCAGTGACACCGATCGTCATTGTCGTGCCGATTTTGTTTAGTTTCTCGCCCGCTTTTTGAGCTTTTTGGCCAAACTCGTCAAATTTAATACCGGTTTGATATAGTCCTGATTTTTGTTTTTCAAGCTCAATGGTGTTATAAAATATTTGACGTTTTAAAGCTTCAAGGCTAACTTCAGCACGTTTTTGTGCAACTTCAAGCTTTTTTACTTCTTCGGAATTCTCACCGTATTCTTTTTTTGCTTGTTGTTGTGCTTCATTTAAGCCTTTAATTTTTGCAACTTGATTGTTATATTCATTTGACAAGATGCTTGCTTTTTGCGCTAAAAGCTCAGTTGAATCACCTTGTAGTTTTTGCTGTTCACGAACAAGGCGGAGTTCTTGATAGTTAAGTCTTAACTCTTGATTAACGACCCTAATATTTTGTAAAAATTCAGCTTGACCGTCTAAAGTTAGCTTTACACCAGCTGTTTTTATTGTGTCGGACAATTAAATCCCCACCTCTCGTTTAATTTCATCCCAAAACATGGGTTTACTAGATTGTTGTTTTTCTTTTTTATCGCCATGACGTTCTTTGACTGATTTTGTTTTTGCGTTTATCATCTCGCTGAAAAATCTCGGAGTGGCATCGAAAAATTCTTCCGTAGTCCAGCCAAGCACTTCTCTAGCACTCAAAATCAGATCATAAATTGTGACATCATGGCTTACTTGTTTTTTGATTCATCAACAACCGCTTTAATATCCTGATGTTTAATTATTTCTTTTAGCTGTTTGATAATTTCAGAAAGTTCAGATGGTGAGATTGAAGCTTCTAAGTCCTCGACATCAACATTCACGCCTGCTGATTTCATCATTCCGTATGCAAGCCCGATTATTTCTCTTGCTTGAAGTCCTGCCTTAGCAAGCATGGAACTCTCACCAGTTCCAATTCTTTTCAAATTTCCGTCTTTGTCGTAATCTTCATCAAGTCTTGCAAGTGTATAACCATTTGCAACACCTGAAACGTCCTCAGCCAGCGCTATAGCACGATAATTAAAAATAGCGGGGTATTTACCTCCCGCTATCTTCAAATCGTGACTCATTATTTCTCGTTTAATGAAGTCCATTTTTATGCTCCTGGTGTAGTTGCTTTCTCAGAATCAATAAGTTCATCTTCAAATGATTTAATCACCTTTGCGAAAAATTCCTCTTCAGTTAATGGAGTTTTACCCTCAACCACTTCGCCTTGATTGTAGTCAATCAACAAATCTTCGCTCTCCGGATCAGGAAGCGCTGAGATTGTCGTATCTTGCACAGGGTCATTCGCCCCGTCTACCGGAGTTGTTTGATATGTTTCGTTATTTTCAGTCATGGTACAGTTTGGTAGCCATGCGAAAGTTAATGATTGATCGGAATTCTCCACAACAAATCCAAACGCAAATGCTGGGAACTTGTTCTTAACATTAATCGCTGAAAAACCACCATTTTCTGAAACTTTTTTACCGCGATATTTTCGGACAATTTCTGCTGGTAATCTTGAACTGGAAACAGTCAAATCTATTCCGGTTATCCTTGAAATTTGATCCGTTATCCGGCCGGAGCCTGGAATTTTTTGAGTGTTTTGAATAATGGATAATCCAACTGTACGGATATATCCCACTTTAATAATTTCGTCTGTTTGTAAATCTGCAAAATACGCATCGCGGATTGTAACCGCATATGGTGCAGTTGCTGTTTTAATCATTCTTTAACCTCCAAGAATTTCTTTATACTTTTTGATTCCTGCACTGCCGACTTCACTTCTTTTAGATTCAAAAGCCGGTCTTATATGCGGATTTTTTATAAAAACTTTATATTGCTTGTTGAAAAAACCTCGTTCATGAAACTTTCCGTAAAAACCTTCTTCACCCCAACCAACTTTGATTTCGTCCGGATTATCCGGACTCCACTCTTTTCCGATTGATTTTGATAGGTTTCCAGTTTTTCTGTATTTACCGAACATTCCGCCGGGACGTGTAATCCGCTTAGCTTCTTTCACGACCGGATCCGCCATTGCTTCAAGCACTTGTTTTTTCGTCTCCGGATCAGATATTTTTAGTCCAATCTCTTCTAAATCAAGCATTAATTCTTCAATACCTTGTTCACTAGGCACTAGCATCAACTCCGATCGCAAATTCAATTTCTGAATGATATTTTTTAAGCTCATCAATAAATGTAAGCGTTCCAATATTCATAATATGAAACCCTGCTTCAGCTAAAGCTGTATCAATATCAGCTAAAACTGAACTTGATGTAGAGGGATCTTTGACTGTAAAAACATCTATATACCCATAAACTCTAACTTTTTCATTCTTTCCTGATTGCAGCATAGTTGCTTGCCTAACCGGAATGTTGAAGGTCGCATAATCAGGACTAGTACCGGAATATTTTAGATGAGCAATTGGCATGATATTTTTGAACGCCCCGACTAAAAGTCGGTTGACTGAAACAAATGATTTCTTCATGTTGTGACCGTCCTCTCGTGCCTGACCGCCCTTATCTCATACTCCAGATTCTCAAATCTGATATTATCCACGGATTCAATATCATATAGATCATCTTTCCATTTGATCCGGTGCTGTGATGTAGGCTCCCAGCTCGGAATGTAATTTATCCGAAATAAGTTAGTAACCGATTCGGCATACCCTCCAGCTTGCCACTTTTGTGAACCGTGTCTATTCTCAACACTTGCCCAGGCTCTGCGATCTTCCGACCACGTGCTTTGTTCAACGCCTTCATCGTCAATTTCAATACCATCAAACTTCTCAAAAATAATTCTATGTACTTTCATGGCAGTGTCCTCATTTGTTTAAGCAAGGCCGTGACGTGACGTCTTAGATTTCCTTGACTGTCATCGTCCGGCCTAAAATTAATCTGGATCAGTGCCAAAATTACTCGCTTGATTCGTGGATCGGCCGAATCTTCAACTTCACCGAGATAATCAAGGACATACTGCTCAGCAGCATCCATGATCGGCTTTATAATGTCGTCATTCTCGGTACCGTCCACGCGACATATCAAGCGCGCTTCTTCGATTGTTACCAATTTAGCCATTCCACTACCTCATTCACTTTATCAATGGTTTTTTGAGTTTGTTCTTATCGCTTTTTAATTCATCGATTCGCTTTTTAGTTGGCTTGACGCCCTTCCTCGGATATTCATCACCAACTGAATATTTATACGATTTGTCTTCTAAATCTAAAAAGTCCACCAGGACGGTGAACTTTTCTTCTTTAGGTTCTTTTACTTTAATCATCTGCACCTCCTAAAAATGCACAATGACAAGCTCAATTGCCTTTTGACCGTCCGGAGTGCCGTTTAATGCAATGACATTCTTTTCAATGTCCGTCGCATCTGCCGTGACCGTTCCGGAGTCCGCCGATCCGTTAAAGAGTTTCACCAAGACATAACTTGCGTGTTTCAGCAAGACAGGGATTCCGAATTTCTTCCCGAATCCGACTTGCACCTTGTCAGGCGCGACTCCAGCTCTCCCGCCGCTAGGAGCAATTGTTCCAAGGGCGAGACCGGTATCACCGGCAGCCGAAACTGTCAGGTTCAGTGTGTTGTCTTGAGCGGCGGCGACGAGCGCCTCCATCGTGATGACGGCGGCCTCAGAG